TTTGAACGGAATGAATAAAAGTGCGGTCATTTTCTTTTGTGTTTTACCACAAGCTCATTTGTTCTAAATGGCTTTCTTCCGGTAACGTCACGTGTAACCCCACGAGACGAATGGATTTCCCCTGGCTACGTTGCCAAATTTGTTCCAGTAATTGTTGAAAGCTTTTTAGTGATAAAGGCAAGCCTGTTTTCTCTAAAGTAGTCACCTGAAAATCTTCAAACTTTAATTTCACCCCAAGTTTGCGAAAAGCCGTTAAGGGGATATTCGGCGCGCTTCGTTCAATACGGCGAATAAGCTCGGCATAGAGATTATCCAATAACGCTATGCCTTGTTCGAGATGACGAATATTTTCAGATAAAGTGCGTTCCACACCGATAGATTTTTGTTCTCGATGTGCTTGGATTTCACGATCATCAATGCCATGGCTAAAATCCCAAATTCGTTTGCCCATTTTACCGAAGATATTCAATAGAATAGATTGATCGAGTTTTTGCACATCTTCACAAGTTTCTAGCCCCATTTTCAATAAACGTTCAGAGGTGACTTTGCCCACACCCGGGATTTTCTTCAATGGTAGCGTTTTTACAAATTGCTCAACTTCATGAGGTTGAATCACAAATTGTCCATTTGGTTTATTCATATCGGAGGCAATTTTGGCGAGAAATTTAAGGGGCGCAACGCCAGCTGAGGCGGTCAGTTTTAATTCATCAAAAATCGCTTGGCGAATTTCTTGTGCGATCCAAGTGGCAGATCCTGAACATTGTGTACAATCCGTGACATCCAAATAAGCTTCATCTAATGAAAGTGGCTCAATGATAGAAGTATAGCGTTGAAAGATCTGATGAATTTGTGCAGATACCTGTTTATAAAGTGGCATATTAACAGGCACTAAAATCAGGTTCGGACATTTTTTGATGGCTTGTGCTGTTGGCATTGCACTGTGTAGCCCAAATTTTCGTGCTTCATAATTACAGGTGGTAAGCACACCACGTTGTCGAGAACTTCCCCCCACGGCGACAGGTTTGCCCTGTAGCATTGGATTTTCACGGATTTCAACAGAGGCATAAAAGCAATCCATATCAATGTGAATAATTTTTCGGGTGGAATTCATGCTGTAAGTGCGGTCAAAATTAGGCATGTTTTTAGTATATCGAAAAGAAAATAACTGTTCAACCATACAGTTATTAAAAAGCCCACATTACGTGGGCTAGATAAGATAATTAACGATCAGAAAGGATAGTTTTATCGGAGAATTTTACAATACGTTCAATCGTATAAACGTCAATTTTTTCTTGTTGATTCATAAAGGCTTTGCGAGCATTCTCTGATAACTGTACAAATGGGATCTGCAAATTAATATCTAGGGATTGTCCTGGTTGTAATGGGTTTTCCAAATTGATTTGCATATCTTGGCTGTAGATAACTTCGCGATTATTTACATACACACCAACCCATTGAATATTTTGAATTGGTTTTTTGCCTACATTAGTAATTTTATGCTTAAAGGCGCTTAATGCTTGACCCTTTTCATCGACAACCATTTCACGTTTTCCAACATTAATAGCAAGATATTGGTCAACTTTGTTATCAGCTTTGGTCACTTGTTGTGTTGTTTTTGCGGGTGTCGCTTCTTTTGCAATAACTTGCGTGTTAAATGCTAAACATAATGCACCTAATGAAAGTGCGGTCAGAGATTTTAATGTTTTCATTATTCGATTCCTTATAAAAAAGTGGCAAAATTTTACCCTAACTTCTCTGGTTAATAAATAGCTTCTTTTCCTTTCTTGGATTTTTTGATAAACTGCCGAACGATTTTGGGGCTGATTCTGGATTCGACGGGATTAGCGAAGCCCAAGGTGCACGTCGAGGTGCGGTAGGCCTCGTAAATAAACCGCAAAAAAATAGTCGCAAACGACGAACAATACGCTTTAGCAGCTTAATAACCTGCTCATAGCCTTCGCTCCCCAGCTTCCGCTCGTAAGACGGGGATAAAGCGGAGTCAAACCAAAACGAGATCGTGTGGAAGCCACCGTTTGAGGATCGAAGCACTAAATTGAATCAAACTAGCTTAAGTTTAGCGTGTCTGTCCGCATGCTTAAGTGAAATTAAAGACGAGACTAAACGTGTAGTACTGAAGGTAGAGTAATTTCGGACGCGGGTTCAACTCCCGCCAGCTCCACCACTAAACAACATCACAAAAGATCACAAACGGTCAAATTTATTGAAAAATCAATAATTTGACCGTTTTTATTTAGTATCTTAATACTGCTCAAAAGATCAGTTAATTTCACAAACGATCACATTTTTTAGTAGTAAAAATGGAAGTAAGAACTTACAATGCGCAAAATCTTACTACCATTTTATGAAATTCCTACCATGGCAAAAATCATCAAGCAACTAACCATTGCACAGGTAAACAACGCCAAAGCGGCAGAAAAGATCTATTATTTATTCGATGGGGAAGGGCTGAAACTCGTCGTCAAGCCTAACGGTGTGAAAACGTGGGTGTTTAATTACAAACGCCCCTACACATTAAAGCGCACTGAAAAAACCATCGGCACTTTCCCTGCAGTGTCGCTTAAAGATGCCCGTCAAAAAGCACTCGAATTTCGCCAACTATTAGCCAATAAGATTGACCCGCACGAATTTGAGCGTAAACAAGCCATAGACGCACAAAAAGAACAGCAAAGCACGTTCGCCCATGTTGCGAATGAATGGTTGCTCTATCGTGCGAAAATCGGCAAAGAACAAGGCAATTACACAGAAAAGACAAGGATTGACACCGAAAGACGTGTTAATTCCGCCATTGATTTAATTGGTGACGTACCTTTCAAAGAATTGACACTAAAGCATGGATTATCCGTGCTTGAACCTTATCGACAATCAGGCGCAACGGCTGAATTGAAAAAGCGTTATTTGGTTTTGAAGTCAATCGCCGAATATGCCGAACGTTTTGAATATTGGGAAAACAACAAATGGAAATATCTTGGCGATGATCTCCCTGCAGTAAACAAAAACAAACATCACCCGTCAATCCATTACAAAGCCTTACCGGAATTTATGATCAGCCTTGCACGGGCCAACATATCACAAACTGTTCGCCTTGCTATTTTATGGGGATTGCTTAACGCCACAAGGGCGAGCGAAACCGTCAGCGCAAAATATTCTGACATCATCGAACACGAACATTTGCCGAATGGTAAAGTGTGGCAAGTGGAAATTTCAAAAGGTGGAAAAGGGGAGAGATTGCACCTTGTGCCATTAAGCAACCAGGCGGAAACTTTGCTTTCATACATCAAACAGCACGCAAATAAGGAATATTTATTCCCGTCCACTTTGTCAAAGGCGAGAAATGAAAAGCATATCAACAGCCAAACGCCGAATGAAGTCATAAAAACAATGGACGGCGGCAAATACAAAGGCACCATGACAAATCATGGCATACGGTCGCTATTCAGCAGCTATTGCAATGATAATCGACTAGAACTCGGATTAGATAAAGAAGTCATCGAAATTTGCCTAAGCCATTTGAATTCCGATGAAATACGAAACGCCTATAATCGGGCAGAATATTTGCCTTATCGATTAAAGACGTTTCAAGAATGGGCCAACTATGTTGAAAAATGTGCGAATGGTTTATTTAAAGAAATTATTGCCGACAAGTCTTAATGTATTCGTTCAAGTCGCTTTCCGCAATCTTGCGGGAGCGACCGAATTTATAAGACTTTAACTTGCCGCTAGAAATCCAACGCTTCACCGTTGCTTCTGAACAAATCCCCGTCTGCACGATCTCTTTTATTGAAAAATAGCGTTCCATTATAAATCACCTTCTTTCACAAACACGCCGTCAATCATACGCCCTTTGCGGTCTTTGATTTCATCCCATGCCGCTTGCACACAATCTGTTAAATCAAGCTCAAAGCAATCGCAAACTTCAACTAAATCTAAAACAATATTACAGAATAACATTTCAAGAGATGTATTGCGGTCTAGTTCACAGCTAATTCGAGTTAAATCATGAAGCAAATTAATCACACATTCATCTGCTGTGAGTGTTGTTTTTGGATAGCGTTCAACTACCATTGACCCGATATTAATTTCATTACGATTTCGTTGTGCTGAAATAATCGTTAAAACCACAACGCAATCACCGATGCTATCCTTAATAAGGTCTAATTTTCCTTTTGATATTCCATTGCACAATTCACCGAATTCTTCTAATAATTTAATGAATTGTCTTTTAGGCGTCGAACCTTTAATCAAATTTCTATCTTCGGCCCATTGTTCGATGTTTTTGATAAGTTGTTGTAAGTTTGTCATTTTTCCTCTCCTAGTATTGAATTTTTAATTCTCGACATCGCTCTCTTGTTCTTTCTAGTGCAATATCGCCTTGTTCTTTATTCAAAAATCTAAATAATTCATGAATTAAAATTGAATGAAATGAAAGCTTTTCTTTTACCTGTCCAATAATTCCCATTTTCTCTTTGACGGCATCTTTTTCTTTCGCTAATTCAGAAATTCTATCAATATAAGGCTGTTTTAATTTTTTATGTTTATTAGCCATTGCAAGCCTTAAAATTTGCTTTTCTCTATCTGTCAAATCTAGATCTTCAATTTTTCTGAATTCCTTTCTATATTCTAGATTAATCTTTTTTAGTTCATGATTAATTTTATTAATAGCAAATAAAATATCTCCAAGTTCATCGCATCTCTCTATGCGGGCATCATTTCTATACCCCATTTTTGGACAATATACAGTGAAGTATGCTGTTTTATTAATCGGTTCTGAATGAGTAGCAAATATGTCAGGTCTCATTTATTCTCCTATTCACCTAAATTTTCCCCAATCTTTCCCAAAATCCAGTCACTTTCTGACTAAATTTTTTCACAGAAAAGAGTGGGATTTTTTCTTCTTTGATGAAAACGTTGTTGTTTTCATAACAAATCCACTGAAAGTCATTAAGCCGTAACCGTTTATGTTTGATTAATAGCTCAATTTGTGAACGATTAATCATAAAACCGACAGGTAAAAGTGCATTTTTTACCTTTTGTTCAATTTCTGAACGGTTACAGTTACTGACACAAGTCCAAGCGTCGCTACGCTCCTTGTTTGTTTCGGTGGTCTCCGCATTGGCATCAGTTGCAACATCTGCCACTGTGCCTTTTTTGATAACCCAATTTTTAAGTTTGGTTCTTACGCTTGCAAAACTGAAACGATTTTTCACCCCCACAATTTTTTTTCTTGTTTCGCCGTATTGGTTCGGCTCGCTTTCTTCATATTCTACGCATAACGGCTGATCTTCACGTTTAGCCATTGCGCCCCCTTGCAACTCTAAATAGCTTGCAAAACAAGACACATCACAAACTGCTTGCGCGTCTGCAATGGTCTTATCATCCACATCATCCAACTGCCATTTCTCTAATTTGCGTAATTCACGCCACACAGAAATTGGCGGATTGCCGTAAAACTGGAATTGACGAATGCCCCAAAGGTTCGCCCACGCACGCACACGTTGCACGTTTTCGTCAAGTTTCAAGCCTTCCACTTCGTCTGATGTTTCGTCTTTCTGATTGCCCGCATAAATATTTTTTGCAATGTATTTCGCAATATAAGAAACGGCAGAACCTTTTGCAGGGTCAATTTCATCTACTCTGCAGCGGTGTTTTTTCGCCCCAAATTCATCGCCGTCTAGCTCTAAAGCTTTTGATTTAAATAAACGGATCACTTCTTCTTTATCTTCCGCTTTCACATACACAAGCAAGTGCCAGTGTGGAGTGGCGTCATGGTGCGGTTCAACGCCACGCATACCAAAAAAGCCGATGCCACGTTTGGCAAACAATGCCCGCAACTGCGCCCAATTCTTGCTTAAATAAGCGTGCGTTGTGCGTGGGTCTGCACCTTTCCATTTTTTGTTATTTGTGCCGTTGTTGTGTGTCGCATGGAACGATGAAGGGGCGGTCATGGTTAAGAACAATGACACATAGCCTTTTTCCGTTGCCCATTCGTCCACGCCACGCAAGCGGTTCATCATCTCGTTAAAACGGATGGCAGGATTACCGGAAGATTTTTGCCACATCGCCATCAATTCCACCTGTTCGGATGGATCGTCAATGTTTTCAATAATCATCTGTTTTAAATATTCAAGATTGGCTTTTTGTTGATTGCGGTAATCGCTCAATGCGCCTGTTGAAATGTAAGGGCTAACTTTTGCCGATACTTCACCGCAACCAATCGCCAAATGCTCGATAAGGCGTTTTTGTGTGCTGCGTAATGTGCGGAACCAGTATTTTTCGCATACCACACGCAACAATTCGCCTTCTTGTTGTTGCACAGAAAGGCGTTTGCCTTCTTCTAGGCGGTGTTGGCTTTTAAGTGGAAAGCCAATGTTCTTGCAAACATCAGCACAAAGGCGGTGCAGTTCACTGCTTAAACGTGAAAAATCGACCGCACTTAATAGCCCAACGGCTTTTTGATTGGCACAATCTTCCACAAAATCGCTTTGCAATCCGTTGAAGTGCAAGGCGAGTTTGTAGGCGATTTCTTTCAATTGGCGTTCACCTAATAGATAAAAATGCAAGCCTTGACTCTCCACAGGCTTTTGCATGGCCAAGTTGGCTGAATAGCGTTTGCGTTCAAGCAACCACGAAACAGAAATGCGATATTGCTCAAAAACGGCTTCCAAACGATTGGTCAACACATCGCGCAAGGTTGTGTTTGCAATGCGGGCTTGTTTATTACCTAAGCTAAAACTAATTGACCCATCATCTTTCACACTGCGATACGCACGCAACCACACATTTCGGAAGTGTTCACGTTGGCGTTTGCGTGGTAAATCTGAAAGCAGTTTTTCAACATAATCAAAATGATTAGGGGCAACCGCAAACAGCTCAATTTGTGCGGCTGTTGCTTGTGGCAAGTCTAAAGTGCGGGCAGTTTTAACCGCACTTTCCATTCTTGCCAAACGAGTTTCTTCCATCGCTAAATCACGTTTAGCGATGTTATTGTCTCGTTGTTGCTCCCAGTTCATCATGTTATTTCTATGCTCTTTGTAAGTTGGCTAAATATTCGTTGTGTTGATCAAAGTAATCTTTAATGGCTTGATTGGTTGAGTTGATCGCACTTTCCATTTCCGTGAGTGAAAGCACTTCATATTGTGCTAAGGCAAAGTTGCGGACTTCGTTCACGGCACCAATAATCGTGTTATGTAATCGCCCAATCACTCTTGCTTTTTGTTTTCGCCAACCGTCACTATCTGCCACGATTTCTAATACTTGAAAGCGGTCGCCAATCTTGGTGATTTGCAATTCCGCCCCGCAATCTAAATTGATGTAAATATCAGTACTCATTTTGTTTTCTCCTTAAAAGTGTTTGCTTATCCAACCTGCCAACCAACACAAGGCGACATCTAATAAGGCGGCAGCCATAAAACAGCCCAACATCACCACCGCTAATCCAATGAAAAAATCACTCATTACCTTTCTCCAAAAATTCCTTGAAATCTAACTGTCTGCTTTTTCTTACCTTGATTGAGCCTGTATCAATGGCGGCTTTAAAACAATGATCTGCACGTGCAAAGCACCAATCTTCATCCGGTATTGGTGCCAACTGATAGGCTTTTCGCCAAAACTGTGCGGCTTTTAAATATTGTTTTGCGCGTTCTGCTTCTGCGGCGGTTTCACTTGCTGTTCTAAAGGCGATAAATTTTGTTCTCATGCTGTTTTTCTCCGTGGATTGGCTTGCCATTGCTCCCAATCTCTGTATTTTTGTAAAAAGATTTGGCGTGCTTTTGTCGCTAAATCGCCGTTTTCAATAAATTCGTTAAATGCTTGTCTTGCTTGTTCTTCATCGCCTTTGTCTAAGTGATAGATGTAAGCGAATAATTTTTCCTGTGCCTTATCGAGTTTTTGGTAATATTCCTTTGCCACAATGCTCAATGCGCCACGGCTTAAAATCACGGTTGCCATACTTCCCCCTAATTCAACGCTTTATCAATCAATGTGAATTCACGTTCGGTAATGCCTTTCGGAAACATCCCCGAAATCAACCGCACTTTGCGAAACGCCTTGGCGATTTTGCGTTGTCCGTTTTCGGTGTAGTGGTGTAGTTTCTCGCCTGAAAATGTGGTGCTAACTAAATCATTGATGTCGAGTTCTGCCATTGCTAACAGGATTTCTCTTTCGCCTTGTGAAAGGTTGCTGAAAGCGTATTCCACGCGATAGCGACTTTTACCGATCACATGGCGGCAATCGCCCCAACTTTGCACAGGCTCAACCGCAATTTGATTTTCTTTGCAGAATTTTGCCGCCGCACTTTCTTTGCCCGAAACGTACATCACACGCCCCCTTGCTTATTTACCTTGAACCCAACTTAACCAACGACCAAACATCCCTTGCTTGTTCCAGCTTGCTTTTTCAAGCAGTGCCACACGGTCGTGAAGGCTTTCATTCAATAGCACTTGTTGTTGGTTTAAGCTGATTTGATGTTGAAGATGACGTTTAATTGCTTGGTTCTGTATTTCTAACGCTTTTACACGCTTTTCTAACTGATACACATTCACACGTTCTTTGTGTGTTTTCCCGTTGTCGTACACATAGTTTTTACGTGCCATTTTCTTGTTCTCCCTAAATTTTGGTTGCAAAAATCCTGTCGCATGAATTTCTTCAAACGACTGTGTTTAAAAATCTTGATGGAAATTAAAGACTAGATGTCGATTTCTTGCTGACGCTCGTCAATCTGATTTAACGGCTTATTCGCACTTAATGCTTCTGGGCGGTCGTTATAGATTGGCGTTCTTACTCTTGTAATTTGGCTTTGCACTCTTAATTCTGTGCCGCAGTTGTTGCAGTAAGCCAACACGTCGATTGACAATAAACCGATCTTTTCGGAAGTTCGCACACGGATGTTGTTACTTCCGCAATTTGCGCATTTATGATCTACGTTCACATTCACCACCTTAACTATTTCTAATCACTGCCCAATCCACATCGGGGCGTAAATCTTCGGCTCTTACTTTGCCTTCTGTTGCTTTGATAATGGCGGGAATATATTTAACATCCATTTTTCCACCGCAAAGCCACTTAAGCACCGCTGTTTGGCTCACTCCGCAAGCTCTAGCAAGAGAAGATTGCCCGTTGCAAAGTGCAACTGCTTGTTTAATTCCGTTCATAAAAATCACCTTGTAACTTAAGTTAAAACGAATATTACTACCAAAGTTAACTATTTGCAACTATTATTCACTTGTTTTTTTAAAACTTAAGTTGTAAATTCCACAAATAGGAGATTTTTATGTCAGATTTAGCAACTCGCCTTACAGATTTATTGGACGAAAACCGCCTTTCAGTTAATGCTTTTGCAAAAAAAGTTGGTGTTTCTCAACAGGCAATCGGGAAAATAGTTCGTGGCGAAACATTAAACCCTAAAAATATTTTAGAAATTGCGGCCGCACTTAACGTGGATCCGCATTGGTTAAAAACAGGTGAAGGCGACCCTGATCCGTCTTATCGCATTGTAGAAGTGAGCGAACCGCAAAACCCAAACACAGTGCGGATTGATATTTTGGACGTGGAAGCGAGTGCCGGAAACGGTGCTTATTTAAGCCCAACCGAACAAGGCTTGCTTTCACAAGAATTTGATTTAACGTTCTTCCGTCAACAATTCGGACGTGCTGATGCAAAACATTTGAAGTTGATCACAGTGAAAGGGGATAGCATGGCGCCAACCCTTGAAAGCGGTGATTTGCTTTACGTGGATATTTCCGAAAATTACTTTGCCGCCGACGGTCTTTATGTTTTCACCTTTGACGGCCAAACATTCATTAAGCGTTTGCAAAAAGTGGGAAAAGAAATGCTCGTCATTTCCGACAACCCAACATACAAAGAATGGACATTCACGCAAGATGACGATGTATTTATCCACGGCAGAGTAGTATTCAGCATGCCGATGAAGTGGCGGAAGTGGTGATGGTGAAAATGATAAAGACGAAACTTTTGTTTTTATTGGCGTTATTTTGTAGTTTATCTGCTTATTCCCAAACTGTACCTGATGAAATTGTAGATTTATTTGATGAAGTATCATCAGTTGCAGATCCTGAAGAAGATGTGAATTATCTTAACCATGTTATTTCTGTAAGGATAAATGAATCTATTATTCAACGTGATTATGCAAAATATGTTGTAAGGATAATCTGCGATGATAGCCATTTTGAACCTAGTTACTGGCAAGATATTGATTTCAAAATTATCGAAGTAAGGAATCGCGATAATAATTCTGGATACAGAATAAACATAGATAAAACAGTTTGTGCAGCACCAATAAAACATGATTGGTCCGACAATGAACTTGAGGAACGTATTTTTAAATATGGATTAAAGAAATTCTAAGGGCATTCAATGAAAAAACTTATCCTAATTCTAACCGCATTTTCCCTTGCTTTCTCAACAGCAACTTTTGCAAAAAGTAAAAAGGCAGATGCAGAACAGTTTAGTTGTGCTGACAGTAAATATTGCAAAGAGATGAGTTCTTGCGCTGAAGCTAAATTCCATTTAAACGAATGTGGTGAAAGCCGCTTGGACCGTGACCACGATGGTGTGCCTTGTGAGAATGTCTGTCGAAAATAAATATGGATTCAATTAAAACGCTAAATGGCGATATTATTGGGTATAGTTTGCCGAGTAATATTGCCGCTTTACAAAAAAATATTGTTAGGGTGCAAGATTTTTCAGGCAGAGATAGTTTCAATCTACTTCCACCAATCCCAGAATTGCTTAACATAAAAGAATTGATTGCGATCCATACTTTTAGCGATGAATTAATCGGATTTTCTTTACCGCCTGAAATAAAAAAGATTCAAGATGTGCTTGTTCAACTTAAGGCAGCATTAAACATTGATGATGCAGCATCAGAAGATGCCTTTAATTCTTTGCTTATTAATATAAAAAATCTTGAGCAAATTGAAGATGAACAAACTCGTTCTTTTAAAGATGCTCTTGATTCCCTGTGGTTGGCAATCTATCAAATATATCAAAATAACCAGAAAGCCATTTCTGTTTTGATGCCAATATTCATTTTCCTTTCTGGATATGCAGCAGAAAAGGGGCTTGATTATATATTTGATGATCACCAACAAGAACAAATGATAGAGATGATTGAGCAACAACAAGAAGAATTAAAAGAACTCAAAGAGCAGAATAATGTTATCTTAGATGAAATTAAGTCTTTAAAGTCTCAAGCCAGTGAAGAAAAAGACGACAAGCAACCGGCAAAAGTTACCTCTATGGATGTTATATAATACCCCCACATTTTATTTATGTGCGGGGTGCTTATGACAAACAATGACTTACTTAATCTTTATAATTTAGAAAAGAGCAGTTATGATTCTTATGGAACTTGGCGAACATCACTGCTATTGGGTTGGGTATTCAATCTTATTATTAATATACGCTCTCATTTCTACGATTCAAAACATGGTATGGTAATATTTGTGATTTCAAATTTTGTGCTATTTGTGGTCTTTGTAATCTTGACCGTTCAAAGAGAACAGGCGAAAAAGCGAGTATCACAAATTATGAAAATGTTATTAAATAAAAATCCATAATATAAGCCCTCATTTGAGGGCTTTATTTTTTCACTTTCTTCACTTCCACTTCTTCATCTTCCACTTTCAATTCGCATTCAATTTGACTGGTAAAGCCGCCATCTGAAAGATTGTGCGTCACTCTTGTGATCAGCCAATTTGTTGCGTCAATTTCTGCTTTAAAGCCTGAAAGTTCAATCGGCGTTTCTGGCATTAAATCAGGTTCACCAAAGGCGAGATTAAGACTAAATGTGGCCACGCCACGTTTTAACTTATCAAAAGCAGACTTGGCGGCAGTGATGGCGGTTTTCTCGCTTGCATAGGTGTGTCGCAGTGATTTTATTTGAGAACTGTCACTTGTAATGGGTTCTTGTTGCTCAATTTCGTTGTATTTGCGTTTGCTTAATCGTCTGCCTTTCACGGTGCCGTTTTTCAGCGTTCTGCCTTTCGTCATTCGCTGTTTTTTCACAATCTTGGTGTTTTCATCCACCGTGATTTCGCCACGCTTGCCGCTGTCCGTATCGTGCCAATACGCCCGCACGGCTTTGTAGTTTTCACTTTCGGCAATAGAAAAATTGTAGCTGTCGCCATTTTTGCGGGTGATCTTACGCAGTGGAATATCTTTCCCCGTGGCGGTTTTTGCTTTGCCTAATGGCATAAAGAGCAAGGTGCCATTTTTCACCGTACACATAGCCCCGTGTTCTTCAGCAAGGCGTGTCAGCAAATTTATGTCGCTTTCGTTGGTTTGGTCGATGTGATCAATTAATCGGCTTGCAAGCTCTTTCGCCACTTGGCTTTTGAGTTTGTTCCCTTGTGCAATTTCGTTGACGATTTCGCCCAATTTCTTCTTATGAAATGACCGCTCTTTTTGTTCGGTGAACGTACCTTTTAAATCTGCCGCTCTTGCCCGAATGGTGAGCTTATCAGCAGACGATGCCCCACCTGAAAACTGCACTTCATCGACAGAATATTGCCCCTTGTCAATCAGCGGTGCGCCTTTCCAGCCAAGTGCAAGGCTGATTGTGGCATTGCGTGGCGGCAAAGCCAGTTTGCCGTCATGGTCGGATAATTCTAAGTCGAGCGTGTCCGCTTCCAAGCCGCGATTATCGGTTAAAGACAGATTAATCAATCGGCTTGATACCACTTGCGTGATGTCTTGCTGTTTGTTGTCTTTCGTGGTGATCACCACTTTAAAAGCGGGGGTGCGGTGATTGTCGTTAAAATCTAAGCCTAACATTACAGATTACTCATTAAACTGTCTGCAATGGCAATCAACATCGGATCGTCAGTGCGTTTTAGGTTCATCGTGAAGTCAATAGCACGGGGTGCGCCATCGCCAAAGAATTCTGTGCGGGTTTCTTGGATATTTTCAATCACAAAAAAGCCGATAATCTCAAAGGTTGCACCGTCAATCAGTGGGAAAGCGCCGCCACTGTCTGCCATTAATTCCAACGCTTTAATGGAAAATCTGCCGCCCGTGATTTCGGGGATAAGTCGCCCGCCGATTGTCACGGTTTCGCTTTCCTTACCGGTGAATTGTGATTTCGGCATTGCGCCCACAATCGCATTGGTTGGATGTCGCCACGTTGATGTGCGGTCTAAGCTTTGGAAAGGCACGGTTTGCCGTGTAAACACAAACATACCAAGTGCGGCTAAAGCAAAGTTTTGAAACATGCTAGCTTTCCTTTACGTGTAGTTTGATAAATGTCAATGCAATGGCGATGGCGATAATCCAACCCCAACCATTAATGTTGTGATACATCAAAAACGTGGCGTACCCTGTGACAGCAATAATTGATAAAAAATAGAAAAAGAAGATTAGAATTGATTTCATGTTTTATCCTAAAAAAGTGCGGTCAAAAAATCCCGTGATTCCTGACCGCACTTGGTGAATTAGCGAAAGAGAAATGCAATGCCGAAAATCACAAGCAACCAAAATGAGATGGAAAGAATAAAGATTCCACGCCATACAATATGCCGTGGCATATTCAATAAATAATCAATCATTTTCTGTTTCATTTCGTTCCCTTGCTTTTTCTCGCCATGTCATTAATTCGGCAAATGTCATTTGCTCAAAGGCTTGTGGTTGCCAATGGAAAATTAATGCAATGTCCGCCATGGCATCTTCTACCGTGGCGGCAATCATTATTCGGTCGCTTCCGCTTCCGAATTCTTCCCTAAAAAACCGACAGCCACCGCCGCAAGCTCGGTGAAGTCTGCCACTTCCATTGTGGAAAAGTCAGATTTGTGCAACACAGGATTTGTCACGCGTGTTAATAACACTTGTAATGCGTCCACGTCCATTTGTAACACGTCAAACATTTTCAAGCCTTTTAATGCCGGCACGGTTGGTTTGTTTACGGTGATTTCGGTGATTTTAGTTTCGCCACGCACAAGCGGATTCGTTAATGTGATCACTTTGCTGTTTTCGTTTTTCATTTTTTATACCTTTAAAAATGCCACGCTTAAGCGTGGGGGAGTGATTTAATAAAAGCCCCTTGCGGGGCTAGGTGGTGATTAGATGCCAATCGCTGAACGGTGTTCTGCCAAGCGGTCAGTGCCGCCGACAATAAAGATTGAGTTGAGTAAATCAATCTCGACCAACTCTTTTCCGTTTTCGATGATTTTGTAATAGGTTAATGGCACGGTATAGCTTTGTTCGGTGTCATCGCCTGATTTGCTTGTGCCGTTGTCAATTTCGCTGAAACGACCACGCATAATCAATTCAATAGCGGTGACTTCTTCGGTGTCGTCTTGTTGATATGCACCCGCAAAACGTAATGCCGAACCGTCAATTTTGCCGCCAAATTCTTTGATGAGTTCGGTCATGTAACCGCCCATTTTGAATTGCGCTTCCAAGCCTTCCACGCCTAAATTCACTTTCACTGGACCAATCATGCCGCCTGCACGGTATTCTTCCAGTTTCATTGCCAATTTAGGTTGTGTGATTTCCGTGACTTGGCCACGGTAAGAATTACCGTCTGCCAAGAAGTTCATGAGTTTTAATTTACGTGGTAAAGCCATTTGTTATGCTCCTACTTTGGCAATCTCTGCGGCGAATTCCACAAGGTATTCATCGCTGATGTATTGGTTAAAGCCTAATTGTTCTAATGGCGGAACAGGGCAGTAATCATAAGACACAAGCAGTTTTGCATCTTTTAAGGTTGCGGCAGTATTCAGTGATGAATTGATGAATGCTTTACCGCCGATTAAGTAACCTTTCGCCACATATTCACGCCATTTCGCATTGATCGCTTCCACGATTTCTTTCACCAACATCACGCTGATGTTTTTATCTACTGCCCAATCAAATGATTGTGCGATGGTGTCTTTCAACACTTGTGCGGTGCGGGTGTAGTTTTCGTAGATGAATAACTTGTCTGCGGAACAGGTGCGTAATCCCCATAGCTTGAAGCCATTGTGATTCACACAACAAGTGATGCCTTGTTCGTTCAAGTAGTTGACATCGGTCGCACTGTCGTTAATGTCAAATGAAAGTAGTTTAGTCACGCCAGTGACGCCAGTTAAACCTTTGTTAGAAATACAAGTGTGCCAGCCGTATTCTTTATCTTGATACGCACGCATTGCTGCTGCACGGACGACTGCATAATCCACTTCGGTTGCTTTGGTGTTCGGGTTGAACGATAAGAAGTCACCGAAAATCAGCATTAATTCACGCTGTGAGAAATTACGGCGATAAGTCACCGCTTCTTCTTTGGTTTTTGCTGAACCGCACGATGCATACACAAAGCCATTCAGTTTTTTTGCCACACTTAAAAGCTCGGTGGTGACATCTTGGCTGTCATACTTCGGCACGCAGAAAATACGCGGTTTCACGCCACAAACGGCAGCAGATACCAAGAACGCTTTTAAGCCAGTGTAATTGCCGTCGCTGTCCACTGTGCCGATGACGTTTGCTTTCATGGTGCTTTCATCGTCGCTTTCTTCCACTCGAATGACGACCACTTTACAATTCACAATGTCTGCAATGCCATCCAATGCACGGGATAATGTGCCTTGTTTACCGGCTTTTGCTTGGACTTCGGCGGTGATACCTGTTAAAAGAGTGGGTTTATTGAGTGGGAAAACAGTTGCATCTGCATCTGCTGCCGTTGCCACTAAACCGATCACGGCAGTGGATGATGTGGTGAGTGTTCGCAAGGCTTCGGCAATTTCCGTTACCTTGACCCCATGGAGATATTCATCAGACATATTTTAGCCCTATGGTTTCTATTGGTTAAATAATGTCTTTATTGTGATCGAGAGAATGGAGCAGTGCGAGCGGTTGGAAGTGTGAAAAAGGGGGTAACAAAATGCGGCCAAAATTGACCGCGCTCTATTATGCGTCTGACGCCTGACTACCACCTCTTCCGTTGATAATTCTAGCTGTCGCCTCTTTTGTATAACTTTTAAAATCAGCAAGTTTTACAATAAACATTTCTGTTTCGGTTGTTTGCATTGGTAATCCCATCTCGTTCTCGCCGATTGCAAAATTCCAACTGCCATTTTGTTCGAAAATTAATAATGCTCCTTGAAACTCTTTTGGCAGTGTTGTTACGCATAAAGCGTGATTGTTAATATCTTCATCGGTCGCAGCTGGCACGGTGACTTTTAACACTTCCACACTACTGCTTCCTTGTGATGTCCCGCCAATTCCATTTTTTATTTCGCCAATATCTTTTCCTATTTGAAGAATAAGTTTTAGTAAATTTTCATTTTTTTGTGGTTTAGGCATAAATACTCCGATTTGTTATGCTGATTTTGCTTTGTTGTATTCGCCAACTAAATCAAGGTTGTCAAAATTTGATTGCCATTCTTGAAGTGTTGTGACGTTCGTTTTGATTTCTTGCAAAGTGGCGGTTAATGCATCTCTTATGTTTTTATCTGAAATCAATTCACCTATCTTTGATGAAATTTCAAATAATGTGTCTAAATCTTCAGCTAATTCACCGCCTTTGATTTTATTTAAAACTCTTGTTTCTGCTTCGCTGATTAGTTCATTAATTTTATCTAATCCATATCCACTTTGTGTTCCGCCTTTTTTTATATTGTTTATTTCTTCTTTTAACGCTTTATAATCTGCGCCAACCGCCTTTGTTAATTCAATGATTTTTTGATAATTTCCACTTGTCATGTTTAGCCTTTAAATTTTGGATAATTCATATAATGCCAATAAATCTGGCAAATCTTCTTCACCTAACTGCAGCACTTCAACCTTTTCAATAATTGCTACGATTTCTTGCTTTCCAACTGTTGCAATGATTTCTTGTTTATCCACAGTTGCTATAACTTCTTTTCTGTCAGTTGTGACAATAAAATCATTATTCGCCATAAATTAATTTTCAATTTTTGATGGTGTGTAGTCTTTTCCCAGGATAATAGTGCCGTTTTTAACCACTGTTTTTACCTTGCCTGAATTTGAGATTGTTTGTAAGTCATATCCGGCATTATTCCATGACGCCCCTTGTGTTACTTCATGTCTAAATTTCACTAAAATGACGCCGCCTTTAGCGTCTAAAATATCAATATCTCCAGTTGTTGATGATAATCTAAGCACAGGTTCATCATTTGATACTGCATACAAATCCAATCTCGCCACATCACTTAAATCATACGGCTTAATGCTATTATCATTTTGCTTTTCAAATACCCGAACTGTGCATTCTTCATCGTCGCCACGGTATAGTTCAATCGTTGTTCTGCTCATTATTCACCTATCTTGTGGTTTTAAAGCGCGCGTCATGTTGCTTACCTGTAATTTCGCTTTTATAGGCTGTTTTACAATGGTTTTTATCTCTAAACAGCCAATTAATAAAACGATAGAGTACACGCCAACGTTTTTTCGGTTGTTCGGTTAATATGGCCCCGCGATAGGTTCGACTTGACAATGTTTCGTCTGCGGCTCCGCCCGTTAAGGCATTGAATAATTGGTCAATGGCGATGATGTTGTGATACGCGTATAGTTTTAATTTGCTTGGAATTTCCATTCTTCGATTTCCTTTTCAAGTGCGGTGAGTTCTTCTAGCGTATTTTTGGCTAACAAGCGATCTTCAAACGCCTGTCTTTGCCCAATAATTACACCAACCGAAAGAGCGAATTGCTCTGACTTCTCAATAACCTTTTGCACCAAAACTTCAAAAGGAATATTTCTGATTCGTGCAATTTGCTTAAGCATTGGCGTATCTGCTTTATTGTTTGCCTGCCATGCTAACGCCTCTTTCTCTTGGCGGTAAAAGCTCTCAATCTCTGTTTGTGGATAGCCAATAAGTAAATTAGATTTGAGTTTGTCAGCCTTATTTGCCAATTCATTCAATAAGTTTTCTTTCTTCCGCTCGATGAATTCTGCTTGTTTTGTTTTTGACAATTCAAATTTTTTAGTCTTATCGTTGAATGTGTGGTAGTTGCTCGGTGCTTTTCCTGAACATTTGACTTCCCCATTTTCCACCCATACAGCACCACCATTGGTGATGCTTTCTGAAATCTCGTCAATCTGTGCTTGTGTCGCTATATTAATCCATCCGTCCTCATTACCTACTGGGTCTCGAAATGATAATGTCGCTATATTGAATTGTTTTAACATTAATTTTTAACTCCTATTGCAATAACAGTTACATTTGTCGGCTTGGTTACTGATATATAAACAGAATTACCGCCTCTAAATAACGCCCCGACTGGATTAACCGCACCTCCAGAGTCAATGGCTATCGCACTAGCTGAGCCGTCAAAAGATTCTGGCAAGTAGTAATCCCCTGATGAGTTCACAACCCCAATCTGCATTCTGACTATCATTAGTCTATTTTGCTTAATTTTAAAGACATCGGCACCTTGGTAATGTGAACCGTATGAAGAAGATGTTATACCGCCTATCAAGCTATTTAATACGTACGTGTACCAATCTAAGGAGTTACCATTACCCGTAATTACATCCCCCGCAGATCGGAAAACACCTGTGTGTTCAAACTCCCAATTCTTATACCTGCCATTATCCTCTACCAGATTAATCACGCCTCTTCCGAAATTACCGTACTCGTTGTAGCCAGTTTGTTTTGTCGTGTAACCAAGCGAAAAAGCTGCACCGCTATTACCTCTACTCATAACTTTCCCTTTAACAAAAGGGTAAAATGTGCCAATGCTATTGGCGGCTGCCCCCCTCCCCCTTTTTTGTTACGGAAAAAGCCACTACTCGATCAGGGTCGATACCCATCTCGCCTAAATAGTCATCACTGCGGAATTCAGCCTTCTGAA